GAGAATACCTACATCGGGAAAAAATTATTCTTTTGAAGTTTGGATTAGATGTCGATGTGATTTAGCACCAAATACTAAGTGCGATAATTTTAAAGCATGGTATGATTCAGGTATGCCTGCAACCGGTTACAACATGACTGTTAATAGTGATGCTGTGAGTGCATATGTTGCACCCGTTGCTGTAGAATCTTCCAAAGGAACTCGCATTGATTTTACAACTAAAACTGCAACAGGTAATTCTATTGCGTTATCTGGTGATTTAGTAAATATTGGAGATTATACTTCTTGGCTAGTTTTTCAATTAGAAGTTTTATCAACTGCCGATACGGGAACATTTGAAGTAGATTATATTATAGAGTATGACGAAGTGTGATGTAACTAACTATGATTAAAGAACTTACAAAAAATTATTGTTGTAAAACATGCGGTAACGAAATATGTAGACATTCTGCTCTATATGGTGGAGGAGAGTGTAAATCTTGTAGTCGTAAGGCAGAGAAACATTTTCGATTTAAAGGTGCACCTAGTAAACAGATTTATCATTGTATTGATTGTGATAATAAAATTAGTTATGATAATTTTTTACATGGAAATAAAAGGTGTAGAAGTTGTTCTAAAAGGGGTTCTTTGAATAGTAATTTTGATAACGGAGAAAAGATTTCAGGTAAATTAAATCCCTGCTACGGTTTATTTGGAAAAAATCATCCGGGATATACAGATGGTTTATCTGATGTCAAAATTGTTATTAGACATAGTAGTAAGGGAAGGCAATGGATTAAAGATTGCATGATTCGAGATAATTTTAAATGTCAAGATTGTGATGCTTCAGGAACATTAGAAGTTCATCATTTGATTTATTTTCAAAAAATATTTTCCGAGTTCATTTCTCTTATTGATAATAATTTAGATAGAGATATAATAGAGAGATTATCTCAATTTTATTCTGATTTCTGGAATATTAATAATGGAATAACACTTTGTAAAAAATGTCATAAAGTAAGACACGCAAAGGAAAAATAATTTATGAGAAAATTAGTAAATACAATTACGGTAACAACTGCTTATACTGAAATAGCGCCAACTGTAAACGGTTAAGAAAAGAGGTTAAATAATTATGTTCAAACTTATTTATTTGTTAATAAAAGATTACGGAGCTTTTGGAATAGGTATAGCACAGCTATGTATTATTTGTTATTTTGGTTGGAAGTTATTTTCAAATCATTTAAAACATTTAGAAATAAAAGTAGATAGTTTATGCGAAGGTGTAAAAGATGTTAGAGTAGAATTAGAGAAAGATAAAAACGCTACCAATAAATTAGGAAATAGAATTTCTAGAATCGAAGGACATCTAGAAGAAAAAGATAGAATGATTATTGTTAAACATAAAAAGAAAGTAAAAAATAATGGAATTTAAAGTTTTTTCAGGTGGAGGTAAATCTAACAGATGCCCTAAATGTGGCAGTAAGTTAAGAGCTATTTTATCTAAAGGTACTAAAAGATTCGTATGTCATTGCGGTTATTGGCACGATATAAAGAAGTATGCTAAAAACGTAATAAATACGAAAATCATACCTACAAGTTAATTAGAGTATTTTTACACAGTTTTAATAAAAGAATTATTTAAAAAGAAAGAGGAGATAAAATTATGAGTGTTAAGTATAAAGCAGGTGCAATTACGGTTACTACCGATGCTACAGAGATTAATCCAGTATTTGATATTATATCAATTTCTGTAATATCCGACGAAGGTGCAGTTTTATTGCGAGTTTATAATTCAGAAGGTTGGGGAGATTGGATTAAAGTCCCTAAAGATGTTTCTTTTGATGATCGTATTGCTTGCAGTAAATTTCAGATTAAATCAGTTACAGGAAGTGTAGCTGTTAATTATTATTCAAAAGGCGAATAAGAAAAATATTTAAGGAGGCATAAGAAATGGGATATAAAGGCATAGGAGTAAGCTCATCTGTATTAAGACTAAAAGCTCCAGTCGCTACATACAATGACTTACCATTAATCGAAAATACAGAAAATGATGGTAGATTTACGAAAGATACCGATTTATTATATACATGGACTTTAGCAGGTGCAAGTGGAACTATAGATAACTGGAAATTAGTTGGTGCTATCTCAACAATGGCTTGGGATAATATTACAGATAAACCTAGTTCTTCTGTTGCAAATATTGATGATGCAGTTACTAAAAAACATACACAAGATTCTGATACTAAATTAGATGAAGGCGGAGCTAATGAGGTTTCTGCCGCACAAGCAAAAGCTGGATATACTCATAGTGATGTAGCAACGGGTAATCCACATTCAGTTTCAAAATCTGATGTTAGTTTAGGCAATGTTGATAATAAATCTGAAGCAACAATTATTACAGATGTCAAAGCTGATACCGATGTTGCAGATGCACTTACAAAAAAACACGCATCGGGTTCTGATGATGAAACAACAACATCTATGGGAACTTTAATTAACGGAGCAGATGCAAAAACAACTCCTGTTGATGCTGATTTAGTACCTATTAGAGATACCACAGGTTCATTACTTGAAAAAGTAACTTGGGCAAATATTAAAGCAACACTAAAAACTTATTTTGATACTCTATACGGAGAATCTGGTGCATCAAATGATGTTCTAGATAATTTATTATTAAATGCTTATAGAATATCAGGTATCGGAACTTTAGTAAAAAGAAATCTTGTAGACGGAATTATGGATATTTTTACAGATGAAACTGATGTTGATGTTGCAACTTCTGGAAATGAAACATATGATGCGGACGGTGATTATTATAAACCTGTTATTGCTGGTGTTGATATAGTACCACATGATTTGACATCAAATAGTTCAAATACGCCTTTTATTACTTCAGCTAGTTCAGAAGAAAGTGCAGTTAATTCCGGCGCTTGGAAAGCTTTTGAAGGAAATCTCAATCATTATTGGGTATCCAACAATGATGTAGATGGTGCTTGGTTAAAAGTGGATATGGGTTCTGGAAATACTTATAAAGTATCCAAATATAAATTAGTAGCAAATAGTGTTGCCCAAGAACATAGTAGACAGCCTAAAGCTTGGGTATTTCAAGGTTCTAATAATGATTCTGATTGGACTACTATAGATACTGAGTCAGACCAAACAGGTTGGGGAACAAGTGAAGCAAGAGAATTTACTTGTGATACAATTACAACAGAATATAGATATTTTAGATTACTGTTTTCTGAGAATAATGGAGATTCTAATTTATCTGTTGGAGAATTATATATATATGAAGCTACAACTATTAATATGTCGCTTATTTCTGAATCAACTGAAGCTGAAGCTGTTCCTGAATCAGCAAGAATATTTGTTGTTGAAGAAGATACTGATGTGATTACTATTAATACTGATTTAACGGCTTATATGTCTAGAGATGATGGTGCTAATTGGGTTCAAGCAACATTAACTAAGGAAGTTAGTATTGAGAATAGTAAAAAGGTATATTCCGGAACCGCTGATTTAAGCGGACAAGCTTCCGATAAAACAGTTTGTTGGAAAATTGAAACATCAAACGATAAAGATATGAAAATTCATAGTGTAGGTTATATTCTACAATAAGTATTTTATATTGTTTTACTAGAAAAATTATTAAATTTTATAGTTTAATAGTGTTTTCTATAACGAGTTATCTGTATTTAATAATAGAAAGAGGAGGAATAAATTATGGCAGATTTAAAAGCAAATGTTGGCAGAATCACGATTGGCTCCGGAGTAGATGAACACGAAGTTGCTAGTTGCGAAGGAATTGAAGTTGATTATGATTTTAATCCTATTAAGCATTTTGCCGCCGATAGACAGTATCCGATTTTTGTAGCTCATGGAAATAGTGAACTAACAATTACGGTAGATTGTGCAGAGTACAAAGCTGATAGCGATTACGCTATTGAGACTATAGCACAAAATGGAACTGCTGTTACGGTAGCACTTTTAGCAGGATATAGAGGCGGTGGAATCCCGGCCGCAACTTACACGAATTGTGTAGTTGTACAATACACCGTTACTTCTCGTCAAGGAGACGTTGTAAAAGCAAGAGTTGTTTTAAGTAAGCAATCAGATACTTAATACACAATAATTGATATAATAATAATAATAAGGGAGGAAGAATAATGAATTTAGGTAAAAAATGCAATGGTTTTTTAAAGACTGCTATTCGTTCAGTAGACGAGGCAGGTCTGAAAATTACTCATACCATTAATACTAAAGCATTAGATAGATATTACACTTCTGTTCTACCTCAAGGTGCAGATGTTAAGCACTTTTTAAATAATGCAGTTGTATTATGGTCTCATAATATGGATGAAGCAACTCCTAAAATTCCTATCGGAAGATGTATTGATTTGGATATTAGAGAAGATGAGATTATAGCAACTACTGAATTTAATAAGAATGACCCTTTAGCAGTAAAAGTTTTTAACGCTTACAAGGACGGTTTCTTACATGCTTGGTCAATAGGTTTTATGCCTATTAAGTATAAAGAGGTAACGCTTGAGAATAGAGAAGAGCTTAATTCTGAATATAAGTTAAATATTTCTCTTGAACAATTAGAAGAAGCCGGTATGTACGGTGCTTATGTTGTTCATAAATGGGAATTACTTGAATATTCTGCTGTTCCAGTTCCGGGCAATCCCGAAGCTTTAAGTGCTGATAAAGTTGATTCCTTTAAAAGAGAGCTAGTTACAAGAGGTTTAGTAAAAGAATCTGATGTAGATACTATCGAGATTAAAAAAGCAAAAGGCAAAAAGGAAGAAAAAGATGAATATTCTTGTGAATGTCTAGATTGTGGCGAAGAAGTAAAATCTAAAGAACATTGCAAAGATATTAAATGTCCTAAATGTGGTGGTGAAATGCGAAGAAAAGACAGAACCGGCACAGGCAAAGATGCTGAAGTAGAAGTTAAAGATGTCGAAGTAAAAACAAGAGATGCTGAAGAAGTATCTAAAGAAGTTAAGGCCGAGGAAGTTAAAGTCGAAGAGACTGTAGCAGAAAAGGTCGAAGTAAAAGAAGAAGTAAAGCCTGAAGAAGTCAAAGAAGAAAAGGTTGAAGAAGTCAAAGCTGAGGAAGTTAAAGTGGAAGAAGTAAAAGAAGAAGCTAAAGCTGAAGAAGTTAAGACAGAAGAGCCTAAGGCTGAAGAGGTTAAGACTGAAGTTAAAGTGGAAGAGGTAAAAGAAGAAGAAGCTAAAGCTGAAGTCAAAGAAGAAAATAAAGCTGAAGAGCCTAAAACTGAAGTAAAAGAAGAAAAGGAAAATACTGCCTCAACAACAGAAGATAAAACTGAAAAGTCTGAAGTGGTCGAAAAGTCTGAAGTAAAGGTAGAGGAAAAAGCTGAAGAAGTAAAAGAAGAGGAAACACCAGCTAATTTCGCTTCCATTATCAAAGACCTTCTTCAGAAGAATAAAGAATTATCGGATAGACTTGAAGTAAACGAAGCAAAACTAGAGGAGTTAGCAAGTGTTAATTCTAAAGTGGATGTTATTCAGAAAAGTCTTGATGTTGACAACATAGATAAGGTCAGAGAAGCTTCTCAGAAGAGAAAAAGTGGTAACTCTGATACGTGGTTCAGTACGTTACTAAGACAATAATTTTTTAAAACAATAAAAAAGGAGAAATGCAATGGATTTTGTAATTCCAGCAGGAGATTCACTTAATTTACCAAAAGAATTAATTGATAAAATCGTAGAAGATGCAGTAGAGAAGTCGCTAGTTTTAAAAATGGTTTCTTCAAGAGACCAATTCATCGAGATTGTGAATGAAGGAACCGTTCCAGTTATTGGTGAAGCTGATTTAGACAAGGTTTTTAGACTTGATGCTACTTCAGATATTACTACACTAGCTGAGATGGACTTTGATATTAAACCGGCTGATTTAGACCCGGTTGAAATGGGTACTTATATTTATTTAAAGAAGAAACAAATCGCTCAGTATCCAGAGCTAAAGCTAGACCAGTTATTTAGAAATAAGATTTCTGGTGCTATTGCTAGAACCGCTGACAAAATTGCTCTTAAAGGCGACGATGACACGGTTGGAGCAACTGACCCTCTTTCCATCTGTGATGGTATTGAGAAGTTAGCTTTAACAGCAAATTGTGCTAACGCACCGGTTGAATACACTACTTCAAATTCTCAAAATGTTGTTGATGCTGTTGCAGAAGCACAAGAAGATTTGGGAGTTTACGGTAACCAAGAAGCTATTGAAGATTTAGTATTGTTTGCATCTTCAAACTTTGTAACGGCCGCTAAAAAGTCTGCGGATAAGAACGTAATCGGATTTGACATCGAAGATGTTCCTGCACTAGGCTTGAAGAAAGTGGTTCATGTTCAAGGTATCCCTGTTATTCGTAGATTGAATATTACAGGTGAGAAAGCTATTCTTGCTAACATGAAGGGTGCTTTCGCTGGTTATTATGGTAACATCGAAGTTGATGTTGAGCATAAAGCTGGTCGCAGAGCTGACTTACTTGTTGTAACATACTGGTTTGACTTTGTTTGGGCATATGTTAATGGCTCAAGTAAATCAGAAGGTTTGATTACTATTCAAAAAGCAAGTTCGTAAAGAGTAATTAGTAAATTC